CTATGGTGATTTGACCGACCCTGTGAATGGTCGTGATGTTACGGTAGATTTCAAAACCGCAGCTGAAGTTGGTAAATCTTACCCTGAAACTTCAATTCGTGTTAAACCAAACACAACCTCTATTTCAGAAGATAAAAATATCTTGGAGATGGCAAAAGAACAAATTGATTTATCAACTATGTTCAAACGCATGTCTTACGATGAAATGGAGTCTATGCTTCAACAATGGTTGGAAACTGGCAAGGTAGAAGATAGTAAAACTGAAACAGCTGATGTTTCACAACCATCAACTCCAGCTCAAACAACTTCTAAAGCTTCTAATGTTAAAGAAGCATTTGATGACCTTTTCAACGATTAATTTATGGCTAAAAAAGTAGAATCATCTCGTGATGAACTATCTTCTATCCTAGCCTCTAATCTCAATAAGAAGTTTAAGTCTGTCCACAAGGTAGCTTTCTTCTTGGATGGGTCAGAACAAACCCCCACCGATTTGGATGAGTGGGTATCTACTGGCTCCCCAATGTTAGACCTCGCCATTGCAAACCGCCCCCACGGCGGTTTGCCGGTGGGTCGCATTACGGAGATTACGGGTTTAGAAGGAAGTGGTAAATCACTACTCGCAGCTCACGCTATTGCAGATACTCAAAAGAAGGGTGGGCTTGGTGTTTATATTGATACCGAAAACGCACTGAACCAAGATTTTCTTGAGGCGATTGGAGTTGATATTAAAAAAATGTTGTATGTTCCATTGGAAACAATAGAAGATATTTTTGAAGCAATTGATTCTATCATTGAATCAATCCGTGCAGCAGATGGTGATAAAAAGAAATTGGTAACTATTGTAGTTGACTCCGTTGCTGGGGCTTCTACTAAAGTTGAGATTTCTGCTGATTACGACCAAGCTGGATATGCAACTCAAAAGGCAATTATCATTTCAAAGGCTATGAGAAAGGTCACGAACTTAATTGGGCGTGAACGAATCTCTTTAATCTTTACAAATCAACTTCGTACCCGTATGGGTGTGTCTTTTGGTGACCCTTGGACTACATCCGGTGGTAAAGCAATTGCGTTTCACTCATCGTGTCGTATTAGACTAAAACAAATGGGTCAGTTAAAAGCAAAAGTTGGTGGTGTAGACCAAGTTGTGGGTATTAAAACCCGCGCTCAAGTGGTTAAAAACCGAATGGGACCACCTCTTCGCTCTATTGATTATGATATTTACTTTGATAGTGGTATTGACAATTATGGTTCTTGGTTAGAAATGATGAAGACCTACAAACTTGTAAATCAGTCAGGCGCTTGGTATACCTATGTGGATACTGAAACTGGCGAAGAAATTAAGTTCCAAGCCAAGAACTTTGAAGAAATGATGGAGTCACGACCAGAATTGAAAGAAACAATCTATCAAAAAATTTGTGATACTTACATTATGTCTTACAAAGAGTCAAGTGCTCAATCAAACATTGATAATGTTGAATTAACCGATTTTGATGATTAGTAAATACGCAGAACTCCTTAAAGAAGTTAAGAAAGAACATTTAGAGGTTAAAGAAGAACACCTAAATGATAGAGTGCTTATTGTAGATGGATTGAATCAGTTCATTCGTGTCTTTGGGGCAGTTCCTGCGTTAAATGATGATGGTGAACACTGTGGTGGTATAACAGGTTTCTTGTTATCCACCGCAGCAACCATCAGAATTATCAAACCAACTCGTGTAGTTGTAGTATTTGATGGTAAGGGCGGGTCCCAACGTAGAAAGTCAAAATATAGTGGTTATAAAGAAGGTCGGACCGGTCTAACCAAAATCAACCGATTGGCTGGTTATGAAGACCTTGAAGACCAACAACAATCAATGAGGTATCAGTTCGCACGACTGATTGAATACCTACAAGTATTACCGGTGTCGTTGACATATATTGACCACGTTGAAGCGGATGATATTATAGCATATCTTGCAAACCACTATTTCCAAAAAGAAGTGGTAATTGTATCATCAGACAAAGATTTTCTTCAATTGATAAACCCACGAATTAAAGTGTGGTCTTCTAATAAAAAGAAAATGTATGATGAATCATTAGTTAGACAAGAATATGGTGTAATATCTCAAAATCTTGTGTTTTATCGTGTCCTAACCGGAGATACTTCTGATAATATCAAAGGTGTTAAAGGTGTTGGTGATAAGACCATAGAAGCCAAAATGTCGTTTTTAAACAATGGTGAATTGGAGTTAGATGAGTTTATAAATGAGTGTTCTAATGTAGATGAGAAACTATCAAAAAAGTTGATGGATAATGTAGATGTTATACGAATGAATTTTGACCTTATGCAATTACGAAATCCAGAAATATCATCATCCATTACATCAAACATTCGTAATATTATGGATGGTGGAACTCACCGATTAGATATTATAGAGTTTAAGAAAATGTTTATGGGTGACAAATTATATACCGCTTTTGCTGATGTAGATTCTTGGTTAAGAAATTCTTTTCTAAATTTAGACAATCTAATTAAGAAACATTTGGATAGTTCAAAATAAAGTCGTATATTAGTGTCTATGGAAAAATTCGGAAGTAAATACGGAACATCATTCCAAAATAAAATTATATCGGCGCTGTTAAGTGATAGGAGTTTTTCTCGCCAAGTATTTGACATTATAAAATCAGAATACTTTGATTCAGAAGCATCAGAGTGGTTGGTTCGTGAGATTATGTCTTATCTTGAAGAATACGAAAAACTACCAACGCTGGATGTTTTAAAAGTCCGAATTAATACTGTAGATAGGGATGTTCTAAAAACAAGTATTGTAGATACACTTAAATTTGCGTGGAATCACCTTGAAAGCGATGATTTAGACTATGTTAAAGAACAAACCCTTGACTTTTGTAAAAATCAATGTATAAAGAACGCCATTCTTGATTCCGTAGAGTTATTAGAACAAGGTAAGTATGATGTGATTAAAAAGAAGGTTGATGATGCTATGAAGGCAGGTCAAGATTCTAATTTGGGTCACGAATACAAAACCATGATTACGGAACGATATGAAGATTCTATCAGAAATGTAGTATCAACCGGATGGCAGTGCATTGATGAAATTACGCAGGGTGGTTTTGGAAAAGGTGAGTTAGTTTTATTTGCCGCCCCTCCCGGCATCGGTAAGTCGTGGTCTTTGGTTAACATCGGCGTGGCGGCTATGAAATTAGGTAAGACTGTGGCTCACTACACCCTTGAATTAAATGAAGGGTATGTAGGACAAAGATACGATGCTGTTTTGAGTAAGATTGCAGTTGCAAATCTGAAATACAATATGGAAGATGTTAAGAAATCAGTTATGAATGTTAAGGGAGACTTGATTGTAAAACATTACCCAACCAAAACCGCCAGCGTGACTTCATTAAAAGCCCATATGGATAAGATGATTTTACGAGGTAAAAAGCCGGATGTTGTAATAGTGGATTATGCTGACCTACTGCGTGGACCATCAAACAAAGAACGACACGAAGAATTAGAAACCATTTTTGAGGACTTGAGGGGTATGGCTGGGGAGTATGAAATACCCGTTTATACCGCATCTCAAATCAATCGTAGTGGTGCAGATGATGACATTATTACAGGCACCAAAATCGCAGGTTCATTTTCAAAAATGATGACCGCTGACTTTGTAGTATCTCTTTCTCGTAAGATTGAAGATAAACTTGCTGGAACAGGAAGATGGCATGTCATTAAGAATCGTTTTGGTCCTGATGGTATGACTTTTCCATCAAAAGCGAACTTCTCTACGGGTGAAATTTCTATCTATAATGAAGATTCCATTTCTGGTCAACAAACCAAAAAAGAGATGAAAGGTGGGGAGAGTTTAGTAAGAAAAGAACTTGCTCAAAAATATAAAGAAATGAAGGGTGAAATAGATTTTTAACTACTATGTATATTCACCCACACAAAAATATGTCTAACAATTTAACGGAGAAATCGCATGTCACTATTTGATGAACGAATCCCATACAAACCCTTTGAGTATCCTGTTTATTATACCGATGGTTGGTTATTACAAGCTCAAGCATTCTGGCTACATACCGAAATCCCAATGCAAGGGGATGTAAAAGACTGGAATGAAAATTTGTCAGTTTCGGAAAAAAACTTGGTGGGAAACATTCTTTTAGGATTTGCTCAAACCGAATGTGCTGTTTCTGATTATTGGACTACAATGGTAACCCATTGGTTTCCAAAACACGAAATTAAACAAATGGCTATAATGTTTGGTTCACAAGAAACCATTCACGCTACAGCGTATTCGTATTTGAACGAAACCCTTGGTCTTGAAGATTTTGAAGCATTTTTACACGAGCCCGCTACTGCTGAAAAGTTTGACTTATTAATTCAAACTAAAGCAGAATACAACCACGAAGATTTAAAGTGGAGCAAAGAAGCAAGGGAAGATGTTGCTCGTTCACTCGCAATCTTTTCCGCATTTGCAGAAGGCGTGTCACTTTACTCCTCATTTGCAGTTCTTTACTCATTCCAAATGAGAAACCTTTTAAAGGGTATTGGTCAACAAATGAAATGGTCAGTTCGTGATGAATCACTACACTCAAAGATGGGATGTCAACTTTTCAGACATATGTGTGATGAGTTTCCTGGTCTAAAAACGGATGTTAGAGATTCAGTTATTGAAGCGGCTGAATTGATTGTAAAGTTAGAAGAAAACTTTATTGATAAAATGTTTGAAATGGGTGACCTTGAAAATCTTAACTCAAAAGATTTGAAAAACTTTATTCGTAAAAGAGCCAATGAAAAATTAGTAGAGTTGGGATATGACCCACACTTTAATTACGATAAAGAATCAGCCGACCAGTTGGAATGGTTCTATCACTTAACAGGTGGTTTGACTCACACCGATTTCTTTGCACTCCGACCAACGGATTATTCCAAAGCGGGTGAAGGTGAAAATTGGGAAGATATTTTTTAATAAAAGATAAATTATGGCAAAAAATTATGGCGAAGAGTTCGGATGGGAACTTGGTATAGATTTCCCGGTTTGGGGCAATACTGAAATTTATGTAAAAACAATCTCAAAGGGATACCTACTTGTAGGAGAAACCCCAAAGGATGCTTACTGGCGTGTATCAGCCGCAGTAGCTCGTAGGTTGGGTAAACCCCAACTTGCTAGTAAGTTTTTTGATTACATCTGGCGCGGGTGGCTTAATCTTGCTACTCCGGTTCTTTCAAACACGGGTACTGATAGGGGACTTCCGATATCTTGTTTTGGTATTGATGTTGGTGACTCAATCCAAGAAATTGGGGCAAAAAACCTTGAAATGATGTTACTTGCCAAACACGGAGGTGGTGTTGGTATTGGTGTTAATATGATTAGAGCCGCAGGTAGTAAAATTACCGGCAATGGCACATCTGATGGTGTGGTCCCATTTTGTAAAATCTACGACTCAACAATCCTTGCTACAAACCAAGGGTCAGTTCGTAGAGGCGCTGCTTCAATTAACTTAAACATTGAACACGGTGATTTTGACCAATGGATTGAAATCCGTGAACCAAAGGGCGATGTAAACCGACAATCTCTAAACCTACACCAAGCAGTAATCATCGGTGATAAGTTTATGAGAAAACTTGAAGAAGGTGACGCTGAAACAAGACGCAAATGGGGCAAGGTTCTTCAGAAAAGAAAAGCTACCGGCGAACCCTATATTATGTTTAAAGGTAATGTAAATAAGACCAATCCGGAAGCATACAAACAAAACGGGTTAAAGGTCTTTATGACTAATATTTGTTCGGAGATTACACTTCACACGGATGAATCACACTCTTTTGTATGTTGTTTATCATCAGTCAATTTGGCTAAATATGATGAGTGGAAAGACACCGACCTTATCTACACCGCAATTTGGTTTTTGGATGGTGTATTAGAAGAGTTTATTCAGAGAGCCAAGAATATGAGAGGATTTGAAAATTCGGTTCGCTCTGCTGAAAAAGGTCGTGCTTTAGGACTTGGAGTTCTTGGATGGCATACTTACTTACAACAAAGAGGTCTACCATTTGAAGGTTTACAAGGTCAGTTTGAAACTCGTAAAATCTTCTCTCAAATGAAGATTGAAGCTGAAAGAGCATCTCGTGCTATGGCTGAAGAATATGGCGAACCCCTATGGTGCGTTGGTACAGGTATGAGAAATACTCACTTGATGGCTATCGCTCCGACTGTATCAAACTCAAAATTAAGTGGTAATGTATCTGCTGGAATTGAACCTTGGGCAGCAAATGTATTTACGGAACAAACTGCTAAAGGAACCTTTATTCGTAGAAACCCTGAATTAGAAAAGGTTCTCCGTAAAATTGGTATTAACGGAAAAGACACTTGGGATAAAATCTTACAAGATGGTGGTTCAGTTCAAGACATTGCCGAATTAGACAATTGGGGATACCTCAATAGTAAACTAACCAATCGTTCAGATATGACCGAATCTAACTTTGAAAACAAAGAAATTGATTGGGTAAAGGATGTATTTAAAACATTCAAAGAAATTAACCAATTAGATTTGGTAAAACAAGCTGGAATTCGCCAACAATATGTGGACCAATCGGTTTCTCTAAATCTGGCATTTCCATCTCAAGCAACTCCAAAGTGGATTAATCAAGTGCATATGGAAGCTTGGAAGTCGGGTATTAAAACTCTTTATTATATGAGAACGGAATCGGTTCTTCGTGGTGACATAGCTACGAAAGCTACTGACCCGGATTGTTTAAGTTGTGATGGCTAAACATAGAAGTCAAACATTTTGTTAAAGTAAAATCCGAATTTAATTATTTAAATACATAAGTTATGATAAAAAAACCAACCATAGTTTTTGCTACAATGTGCAAAAACGAAGAACATTGCATTTTACAAACATTAGAGTCAGTAGCTGACCACATTGATTATTGGATTGTATGTGACACCGGCTCTACTGATAAAACAATAGAACTTGTAAAATCATTTTTTAAAGAGAGAAATATTCCTGGCGAATTATATCAAGATGAGTGGGTGGGATTTGACCACAACAAAACTTTGATGATGGAGCGTGCTAAGGGTAAAGCCGACTATATCATGCACCTTGATGCTGATGACTTATTGGTCGGTGATTTTTCGTTTGAATTCTTACAAGTTTTTGATGATGCTCCAATAGATTTTAAAGATGCTTATCTTATTCGTGTAAAACGTGGCACTTCAGAATGGAAAGCTTTGATTATGTTTAATGGTAATCATAGTTGGAAATTTTGTGGTGTAGCTCATACTACAATTAAGAATTTAGACAAACCAAATTATACAACCGGAAATTTATCAAGTAGTGAATTTTACATTTCGGGCGAAGGTATTGGTTCTCGAGCATTTGACCCTAAAAAATATTTGTATGATGCCGAAAGATTGCAAAAACAATTTTGGGATACTTTGGTAAATGACCCAGATGAGTTGAATGGTCGGTCTGTATTTTATACCGCCCAAAGCTACATGGACTATGGTATGTATAGAGAGGCATTACAATGGAATCGGTTGTATCTAAAATTAAAAAATGTATGGGTTGAAGAGGTATTTGAAGCTCACATGAGAAGTTCGGTGTGTCTTATGCGATTAAAAAGTAATTTGAATGAAATTATTGTAGAAATGGAATCTGCTATAAACTTATTTCCAGACCGAGCCGAGCCATATTTGACTTTGGGTAGATATTTAAATTCTATTAGTGAATGGGAACTTGCTTATGGTTATTTAATTAAAGCACGTGCTTTAAGTCTTGATAATGCAAAATCAAAATACCTTTTGTTTATTAATGAAAAAGCATATGGTAAATACATAAATGATGAATTGTGTGTTTCTTGTTATTGGACTGGCAGATATCAAGAAGGTCTTGGTTATTTGTTAGAAATATTGAACGATTTAGCGTTTGAATCGTCAAAAGATAGACTTCTTGACAATTTAAAACATTTCAATAATAAATTGAATGAAAAAAACTGATGTATTAATTATCGGTGGTGGGGTGACCGGTCTCTCTTTGGCTTCGTATTTGTCAAAGAGAGATTATCTCATTTTAGAAAAAGACTCCGAACTCGGTGGTTATTGTAAAACCGAAATACGGGGTGATTATGTTTGGGATTATTCTGGTCATTTCTTTCACTTTAAAAACGAAGAAATTAAAAACTATGTTTTAGAAAACGTAGAATGTGATTTGTTAGAAGTTGAAAAAATTACCGATATTTACTACAACCATCAAATTATAGATTTTCCATTTCAACATAACATTCATCAGTTAAATAATGTTGAATATTGTGAATGCTTGGAAGACTTGGAAAAATGTAAAGAAGTTGATAATTCTACATTTAAATCATATGTTAAGTCATCCCTTGGCGCTGCCATTTGTGATAAGTTTGTAATTCCATACAATGAAAAGTTATATGCTTGTAATCTTGATGAACTTGAATCCGATTCTATGGGTCGGTTTTTTCCAAAAATGATTAGTTACAATGAGTTACAAGAATCCAAAAAATCAAAATCATATAATGATACGTTCATATATCCAACAGGTGGTAGCTATGAGTATATAAAATCTATACTAAAACGCGTAGATGAATCTAAAATTCAATTAAATACCACAATATTATCAATAGACTATGACACCAAAATTGCAACTACGAATTCAGGAGAAAAAATTCAATTTGAAAATCTTGTAAGCACAATTTCATTTAAAAATCTTTTAAAATTATCCAATAGTAAATTTGATAATCTATCTTCTAACAAGGTAGCTGTTTTTAATTTAGGATTTGATAAAGGTACTCCTATAAAAACACATTGGAGATACTTTCCAGGTTCAGAAATTTTTTATAGAGTTGGATTTTACAATAATATTTTGGCGCATGAAAAAATGAGTTTATACGTTGAGATTGGTTTGTCTGAAACCCAACTTATAGATGAAAGTGCTCTTTTAATGCAAGTTCTTGCCGATTTAGAAGATTCGGGTATTATTAAAGATGGGGTACATGAATTAGTTACCCATCAATTCTTAATTATGAACCCAGCATATGTACACATCACAAAAGAATCAAAACAACTATACAACAATTGGTGTTTAGATTATAATAAATTGGGAATATATTCCATAGGTAGGTATGGCTCTTGGACATATTGTTCAATAGAGGATAATATTGTAGACGCAAAAAATTTAGCAAATGTCTTGGAAAATCAAAAATAAATTTGTATATTTGTACATTAATGATAACATTTAGAATGTCGTTACGAGGAGAATCACACCCACAACATAAATTAACGGAAATACAGGTAAAATCTATTCGTAAATTGTGGGCTATTGGGCATAGAAACATTCGTGTTCTTGCACGAAACAATGGCGTATCATCCGCTAACATTCGTAAGATTGTAAAAGGTGAAACTTGGACTCATATTCTTTTTGGTGAATTCAATGACTACCAATGAAAGTAGAAGGTAAGGTATATTTTGACCCATCCAAATTTTCAATAAGACCCATTGCAAAATCAGTTGCAAAGGACATTATTGTAAATAACCATTATAGTGGTATTTGGACAAAAGTATCTTATGCGTTAGGGCTTTTTTATAAGTCAGAAACGGAACACCAATTTTTTAGTGGTGTA